ATGGCAGAGATGTTGATGAAGAAGAAGAATGGGATGAAGATGATGATAGCGATACTGGCTATCATTTATGAGTAGTAAGTCAAAGAACAAAGGCAAGAGTTGGGAACGTGATGTTTGTTTATTTCTTTCTGATTTATATGTTGATTCATTTATAAGAGTGCCAGGTTCTGGAGCTTTCATCGGTGGTTCAAACCAATTCAGAAAGGAATATCTTTCTGAAGAACAAATAAAGTTATCGCGTGGTGATATTATCCCACCAGTAAAGTATCCTTATTTCTTGGCTGAGTGTAAGAACTATGCAGAGTTTCCTTTTCATCAATTAATAGTAAAGAGTAGTGTTAAATTATTAGATACTTGGATAGAACAAGTAGAGCATGATGTAACATCAGAGAAAGATGTATGGTTGTTGTTTATTAAGATAACCAGAAAGGGACAGTATGTTCTTTTCAATACAGATTATTTGGGTGATAAATTATTTCCTTTGCCTTATGGTGTGAAATATAAAAAGTATTGGTTTTGTGAAATGGAATATTTTTTTAAATGTTTTAAAGATGAATTGGATTTGAAATGGAGAGATTATGGTAGAGAAGCCGAAAAAAATTAATATAGCATTTAATGGTTTTGGTAGGATCGGAAGAAATCTAGTTCGTAAATTAATATCAGATAACAGATACAATATTGTTGCTATCAATGCTAGAACGACTGTTGATGTAAGAGCTCATTTGTTTAAGTATGATTCAGTTCATGGTAAGTATCAAGGTGAGATTAGTTATGAATTAGATAACTTGATTGTTGATGGACATACAATTCCAAACTTTGATAGAAGAACTCCAGCTAAATTGCCTTGGGGTGAATTAGAAGTTGACTTTGTAATTGATTCAACTGGTAAGTTTACAAACAAACATGATCTTGAACAGCATATAGAAGCTGGTGCAAAGAATGTTATTGTAACATCACCAGCCAAAGATGTTGATGCTACATTAGTGTTTGGTGTAAATGAAACCAGTTATAAAGTTCAAGAAACAAATATCATCTCTGCTTCATCTTGTACCACTACTTGCTTGACACCAATTTTAAAAGTCTTATTGAAGAACTTTGGTATTAAGCATGGTACAATGACTACAGTTCATTCTTTTACTATGGGACAAGCATTACTTGATTCATCACATCCTGATCTAAGACGAGCAAGATCAGCAACCATGTCTATTATTCCCACCTCAACAGGAGCTGCACAAAATGTTGGTCTTGTTATTCCAGAACTAGAAGGTAAACTAGATGGACTTGCAATTAGAGTTCCCGTACCAAATGTATCTTTGTTAGATTTAACAATCGAGGTGGAACAAGATACAACTATGGAAGATGTTATTGAAGTGTTTGAAAAAGAGAAAAAGATGCATGGAATATTATGTGTTTCGTATGAGCCGTTGGTTTCGGTAGATTATATTGGTAATTCTTGTTCTGCTATCGTTGATACTCTCTCCTCCAAAATGGTTAACAAACGCCTCCTGCAATTGATTGCTTTTTATGATAATGAATATGGATATTGCTGCCGAGTGCTAGATTTGTTGGAATATCTTGCTAAGAAATTACCACAACCAACCCCAAGTAAATAAAGGGTTTGTAACTCCTTTGTTTACAATGGGTTACACGATACTGGTATAACCCCTTATAAAACAACAACTTACAGACTATATTGTTCCTTGTGTTCTGGCCCCTGTTTTGCTATAATAGTAGTATATTAAGTGAGAAAAAGGAGCTAGTATGAAATTCATTCTTTATATTATGGTAACGGTTTTCTTGGAAACAGGAGAACCACTTGAACATAAATTTCAATTATCTTTTGATAATGCTAAAAATTGTACTGAGTTTAAAAAAGTAGTTGATGTTGGTGTTTCATTTTTTCGTCTTGCTAATGGTGGTGAGATAAATTATTCTGGAAGCTGTAAAAAAGTAGTTGCTTCTAAAAATGTGAAAAGGAGTTTGTGATGAGTGTGTGGGATGAGGAATGGGAAGATTATGAAATAGATAAACATGAGTTTGAGGTTTGGTTGGATTCTATAAATGAGTCTGGCGATCCAGAACGAGATGAAGAATATTATGATAAAGAAATGGCTAAGCATGCTGAGTATCCAGAAGTTGTAGTGCAATCAGGAAATTATACAATGACCTATAGTAATAATTGAAAGGATGATATGACAAAACCAGTATATGATATTAAGAAATGTGAGGATGGGGTAACACGAGCATGTAAATTGGTTAATGGTGTATTGATTGACCCATCACTTGAGATTGCAGCTGAGAAGGAAAAAATAGAAGTTGAAGAAAAAACTAAACCCAAAATCAGTATCCAAGATCGCTTACAGGGTAAAGTGGAAGATTACATTTCCGCAGTAGAGGGTCAGGTGGATGAATTTATTGATAGTGATTATAAGATGAAGTATGATGTATATAATCATATGCTAGAGATTGGATGTAAAGCAGCACACGCACGAAAGATGAGGCCGTTCTATGTTGATTGTTATAATGAGCTTGTTGATGTATATAATAAAGATGATGAATATGTATTAGAAGCATGGAGTCACCTGAAACCAAAGTATCATAAAAAGATGATGGACTTCTATGGTATAATCGTTGATGACTTAGATCGTATTATTAAGAACTCTACAGCACAACGCAAACCACGCAAGAAGAAAACATTATCTGCTACAAGACTTGTTAAGGCTTTAAAGTATCAACAAGAATTTACTGGACTTAAATTGGTTAGTGTTAATCCAGAAAAGATTATTGGGGCTAATGAGTTATGGGTTTACAATACCAGATATAAAACATTTGGTGTATACCATGCTGTCAATACAATAAGAGGACTATCTGTTAAGGGTTGTACCATACAACATTTTGATGAAGATACATCAGTCCAGAAAACTGCTAGGAAACCAAAAGACACATTGAGTGTCTTAACTAAAAGCTCTTTGAAAAAGCAGTTAAATAATATGAAAACTAAAGAGCAAACCATGACGGGTCGTATTAATGCCCAAACTATACTACTAGGAGTATTCTAATGTATAAAAATATTGTTATTATTATTTTAGTGTTTTTGTTATGTTCTTTATTGTTTCAAAATAAAAAGAACGTAGATATTTTGGTAGAAGATTTAGCTAATACAAAAGATTTGGTAGTTGATGGTACATCTTATCTTAAAAAATCTTTTAAAGATAATTTTGGTGATAAAGAGTTTGAAATAGATATAGATATTCCATCTTTGAATATACAGAAGGAACCATTTTCAGAAGGTTCAGATGGTATAAAAGAGGATACTTTTTTTGATGAAAAGTAAATTTATAAAGGCTCATTTAGAAGTAGCCAGAGTTTATGGTCAATTATCTTCTGCTAATAGATTAAAGGTTGGTTGTATTATTGTTAAAGATGATAGAATTATTTCTATTGGATATAATGGTATGCCAAGTGGTGCATCAAATATTTGTGAACAGGATGGTAAAACAAAACCCGAAGTCCTTCATGCAGAAGCTAATGCAATTTTAAAGTTGGCAAAATCTCCTGAGTCAAGTGAGGGTTCTACTATGTTTACCACTTATGCACCTTGTTTTGATTGTGCAAAATTAATTATGCAATCTGGGATTTATGATTTACATTATGAATATTCATATAAAAATCAGGATGGTATAAATTTATTAAAGTCTTATTATACTAATAGGATTTATAAACATGGTGATGAACTTGATCGTTTTGCAGATGAACAAATGCATTTACCTTTTTCTTATTAGGAGAGAATATGGAACATTTTTGTAAAGCTGTTGGTGGGATAGTTATTGTTGTTAGTGTAGTGAGTTATGGATTAGCAGCACTCTTTGCACCATTTGGTATTGTTTATTTAGTTTTAGTTAATTGAGGAGGATATTATAATGAATAGAAATGAATTAATTCATAATTTGAAAAGTGGAAGTGTTCAAGTTACATTTAAAAAGATTGATGGAGATATGAGGAAAATGCTTTGCACTTTACAGGAAGATGTAATACCTAAAACAACTGGAAAGAAGAAGGAAAATAAAGATGTATTAGTTGTATGGGATTTAGGGAAAAAAGATTGGCGATCTTTTCGTATTGATTCTGTTAAGGGAGTTAAACTTGTTACGGAGCATATACACAAATGATTTTACTTGATTTTTCAAATATTATTGTAGGCAGTATTATGGTTGCACATCGGATCCCAGATGAGGAAAGATTCGGAGAAGATTTTATTAGGCATCTAGTACTTAATAGCATTAGGTCGTATAGGATTAAGCATAAGGAAAAATATGGGGAAATAGTGATCTGTACAGATCAGATGGCCAGCTGGCGTAAAGAGGTTTATCCTCAATATAAGGCACATAGGAAAAAGGAACGAGAAAAACAAAAAGGGGTTGGCTTAGATTGGAGTGCGTTGTTTGATACAATAAGTAGAATTATTGAGGAGATTGATACATTTTTTCCATATAAAGTGATTAGAGTTCCTCATGCAGAGGGAGATGATGTAATTGCTGTACTTTCTAAGCATAGTAATGGTCTTAAAGAGAATAGTTTGATAGTTTCTAGCGACAAAGACTTTAACCAATTGTATAAATATAAACATATAAAACAATACTCACCTATGAAACAGAAAATGGTGAAGGGAATAAAACCTTATGAGTATTTGAAGGAGCATATTATTCGAGGTGATAAAGGGGATGGCATTCCCAATATTCTTTCTGATGATAATTGTATTGTTGATGGAGTTAGGCAAAAATCAATTTCAAAGAAAAAGGTGAGTGAATGGTTATATAAGGATCCTGAAGATTTTTGTCAAAATGGTATGAAGCATGGCTGGGAACGAAATAAATTGCTAATTGATTTTGATTATATACCCCCAATGATTGTTGAAAGTATTTTGAATCAATATGAGCAAACGACAACAAGTAAGCCAGGATCTTTATTGAATTATTTTATTAAGCATCGACTGAAACAGTTGACGGAACACATAGGAGATTTTATATGAAACTGTACATATCAGAAATATTAGATAAGTTTGAGGAGAAAAAAACACGGAAAGAAAGGGTTGCATATTTAAAAGAGCATGTTAAAAATGATCGTTTAGCATTTCTTATGCAAGGTACTTTTGATCCTAAAGTTAAATGGGGTATTGATATTACAAGCATCAAATTAAACTGGCAACCAGATGATGCACCAATGGGAATGAATCCATCAAATTTATATGTAGAACTTCCTAAATGTTCTATATTTGTTAAGGGTCATCCAAGATCAAAAGGTTTAGATCCTGCACGGCAAGAAGCTATTTTGGCTCAAGTATTGGAATCTATGCATGCTGGTGAGTCATTATTATATGAACAAATGTTGCAGAAAAAACTTAAAGTAAAAGGACTGACTTCTAAAATAGTATTGGAAGTTTGGCCAAATTTGTATAAAGAAAAAGGAGCATAACTATGGCCATAGGTGTTACAACAGATGGTGAAAGTTTAAAAACTACTGTTAGTGTAAAGTCTGGCAGAAAGAAATTATATGATAACGAGGCTATAGTAGTAGAAGCCTTTAAAGAAAAACATATTAAAGTTGATTTGGTTGATGAGGACGATCATCATTTTAAATTAAATTGGAATGGAGAAAAGTATGAGGGTAATTTTTTTGGTACGACATTAACTTCTCAGTATGATGTGGCTAGAGATTTTAAAGCAGACATTTCTGCATCAAATAGAAATGAGTCGGGTCCTACTGTTTACGCAAAACGCTCTAATGGAGGACGGCCCAACAGATACAAGTAAGGGGGATTGATGTACGTTTCAAAAGAAAACCTTGTTATTCAAGAGGTGAGGAGTTATGAAACAAACTTATCGAGGGCTTATAAAGAAAATAAAATAGGTGAGAAACGATATTTAAAAACCTTTTATCCAACCAAACATCTTATCACACGTTGGTTCAATATTTTCAATCAAGAAATATTCAAGGATGAAATCTATCCGTTCTATGATATTGAAATAATACAAAAGAAGGGATGTCATGCAGAACATATTCCATTTGAAGAACATGATGGAAAAGTGTACGGGATTCTTTCAATAGCAGATCGGTTTATTAATAAGAATGAGTTTTTATTTACACTTGCACACGAAATGGTTCATCAATGGCAATGGATGCATTTATATCGTTCAGATCATGGAGAATCATTTTGGAAGTGGAAAAACAGATTAGCTAAATTTGAAATACCTTTAGGAGTAAGTATCTAATGCCAGTTTATAATTATGAATGTAGAGAATGTTCACATACATTTGAAGAAATGAAAACTATAGCTAAGTATGATGAACCAAAAGAAGAACCATGTCCTTCTTGTTATAAGATTGGATATATAGATCGAATTGTTTGCACTTCTGGTTTTGTAGCACCTGAACGATTGGAAGCTACTGGTGGGTGTAGAAAGGTTCCTAAAGAATTTAATAATTTGTTGAAGAACATTAAAAAAAATGCAGGACCTAAATCAACAATCGGAGTACACGAATGAAATTATTTAAAATATTGTGTTTGAGTTTATTTTTTACTATGTCGTTAGGTAGTACAGCTATAAGTGGTACAGAACAGTTGAAAAATGTAGATGAGGTTTTATTGTATTGTAATACTAAAGATTTTATTAAGAATATGGTTGTGAATCAATACAAAATGCAATTAGCTGCATCCGGATTAGTCCATGGCGAAAAGCATAAACATTTAGCAACAATTAGTATGTGGATTAAATCTGATAACCGTCAATGGGCAATTGTGTTTGTTTACAAGAGTGAGGATAAAAGTTGTATTCTTGGTGGAAATGATGTGGATTTACATACCCCATGACTACAATTTTTAAGGAGAATTAAATGTTTAAAAAAGTATTTTCTTATGTAGTGATTGTGAGTTTGTTTGTGTTGATGTCTGGTTGTGGAGGCATAACTGCTGTCACAGCTTTGGGTACAGTTGGAAGTGCAGCTGCAACTAAAGTTATAGAACATCAATCTGGTTATGGTATTCAGTCACCACATACTATTATAGAAAAAGTGATGCCGACAGTTGTAACAGTTATTGCAGAACTTCCAATTTCTAAACGGAAATCTAATACACCGGGTTTTGTAAAACCTGGTGAAAGACCACAGATTCCACAAGAAGAGGAACAAGGTTTTGCATCTGGAACAGGTTTTGTCATAGATGAAACTGGAACTATTATTACAAATTGGCATGTTGTACGAAATATTATTGACAAGAAAGATGCAACATTAAGAGTTTTGTTTAGTAATGATTCTATTTATGCAGCTGAAATATTTAACTATGATAAAACATCTGATATAGCTGTATTAAAAATTGTCAATTCTGAAAAGAAAGTATTTCCATTTGCTGAGTGGGGCAATAAACCATTGTTAGGGGGCCATGCAATTATTATTGGTTCTCCTATTAGTTTGGATTTTAGTGTTTCTTTCGGAATTATTTCTGCTATTGATCGCACACTTCCAAAAGCTGCACCACCTTTCGTTCCGTTTATACAAACTGATGCAGCTATGAATCGTGGAAATTCTGGTGGCCCTTTGTTTAATGCTGATGGTAAAGTAGTGGGCATTAATACTTTAATATTAACACCACCTAATCCATCAGGTACAGAAGTTGGAAGTATTGGCCTTGGTTTTTCTATTGATGGTCAGTATGCCCAGATGATAATTAAACGATTAGAAGATGGTAAGAAGATTTCTTGGAGTTATGTTGGATTACATTATCGTTTGTTGAACATGGAAGAAATGAAAAGTAATGGTTTGGAGTTTGGTAGGAATGTAATAGTTGCTGAAGTAGTAAAAGACACTCCTGCTTTTGGTAAACTTTACAAGAATGATATTATTATGAAAATGGATGGTAATATTATAACGCATAAAACCTTTGCAACAATGATTGCAAGTAAAGAGCCAGGAACGAAAGTTGATCTGGAAGTTATGAGAGGTAAACAAGGTATTGGTAATATTGAAATAATTTTAGGAGTTAGACCAGAGTAATGAAAATATTTCGTCATAGGAACGATATTGATTTTGATATAGCAACACAGGAGTCGGTGGAAGGTAAACGATTTTATGTTACGCCAAAGAATGAAGTTTATCCTTCTATTACTTCTGTACTTTCACGCGTACCAAAACCTGGGTTAAAGGATTGGAGAAAAAGAGTAGGAGAAGCTGAAGCAAAAAAGATTATGAGAGAATCTTCTACTCTTGGTACTGCTGTTCATAAAATTTGTGAAAATTATTTACATAATGATCCTTATCCGAAAAAAAATAAAAAGGCTATTGAGGTTTTTAATCGTCTTAGATTTATTTTAAATGGTAATATAGATAATATAGTTGGTCTTGAGATACCAATGTATAGTGATATTTTAAGAGTTGCAGGAACGACAGATTGTATAGCTGATTATAATGGAAAATTAAGTGTAATAGATTTTAAAACATCTAAAAAGGCAAAGAAGGAAGAATGGGTTGAAGATTATTATATTCAGACATTTGCTTATGGATTAATGTTTGAAGAATTAACAGGTATAGCAATTGAACAAGTAGTTATATTAATTGCCTGTACCGAGGAGTTTGATGTACAAGTATTTAAGAAACCTTATTCGGAAATGGTACATTACATAGAAGAACTAGTTTCTATAATGAAAAGGTATCCTTATGTTACTTCTACACATTAACTAATATAAAGGAGAATATCGTGGCTGAAGATTTCGATTTATCAGAGTATGATGAAGGGTTTGATTTCGGTTTTACTACAGTAGATGAGAATGAAGTAGCAGAATTTGAAGCACAAGTACAAGATAAAGTTGCAAAAGCTACTGAACATGAAACTGGTGCTTTAGAATCTAAACTTGATAAGATACTCAAGTTAAGAGAAAATGATGAACAAAATTCTGTTAGAGTAGAGGCACATTATAAAGATTTGTTGAAAAGGGTAGAAAAGATGGTTATGCCATTACTTTATAATTTGATGAAAAATCCAGAAAATGAATATATCAAATGGCCTAATCGTAAAGAAGTAATTCAGAAACAAATTAATAAAATTGTTACGATTACACGAGGTGGATAAATGACACAAGGAGATTTATGGATGTGGGTTGGTGGTTTTATAGTATTAATAGCATGTTGGAAGTTAGTAAAAAATTATTATTAAAAAGGGGAGGTTTATTATGTCTGTTATTTTAGTTACTGTTGGTCTTGTATTTGGTGCTTATTTATATCAACCATTGTGGTTTGACAATGGGCCGTATCATTATGTAAGTTCTCATGAAGCATTAGCTGATTGTCAAAAAGCTAAGTCAGGAAATGAATATGCAGTTTGTGCAAACGGAGAGTTGTATCTTAAAGATGATAGTGTTGTTAAGATAGAGCAAAACGATTTTGTGTTTACCATAGATAAACAGGATTCTACTGATACTACAATGAAATCCCATTGGAATGAATAGGAGATTGTTATGATTTATAAGAATTTTATTGGTGGTGTGTGGATGGAGTCTGTTACTGGTAAGACATTTAAATCTCATAATCCAGCACACAGCGGTCAAGTAGTTGGTGAGTTTCAAGACTCTGGAACAGTTGATATCGACAGAGCAGTTGAACATGCAAAAGATGCTTTTAAGATGTGGAAGAATGTTCCTGCACCAAAACGTGCAGAGATTCTTTTTAAAGCTGCACAAATTCTTGAACGTGATAAAGAATGTATTGCAAAAGGTATGACAGCAGAGATGGGCAAGATTCTTGCTGAAACTAGAGGTGATGTGCAAGAAGCAATTGACATGGCATATTATGCAGCTGGTGAAGGTAGACGATTAGCAGGTGAAACAAATCCATCTGAATTGAAAGATAAGATGGTGATGACTATTCGACAACCAATGGGAGTGATTGGTGCAATAACACCTTGGAACTTTCCAATAGCAATACCTGCATGGAAAGCATTTCCAGCATTGGTGGCTGGTAACACAATGGTTATTAAACCAGCAGAAGATACTCCTTGGTCAGTTATCAAGTTGGCAGAAGTTTTCATTGAAGCTGGACTACCATCTGGTGTATTTAATGTTGTAACTGGTTATGGCCCAACAGCTGGATTACCACTTGTAAGAAACAAAGATGTTAAGATGTTATCTTTTACTGGTTCAACAGCAACTGGTAAAATCATTGCGACTACTTGTGCAGAACTTGGTAAACAGTATTCACTTGAGATGGGTGGTAAGAATGGTATCATTGTGGATAAAGATGCAGACCTCGACCTTGCAGTTGAAGGAGTTGCATTTGGAGCTTTTGGAACTACAGGTCAAAGATGTACTGCTTGTAGTAGAGTGTTTGTCCATGAAGATGTTAAAGAAGAATTTACAGAGAAGCTTGTAGCAAAAGCACAATCGTTATTTCTTGGTGATGGACTATATGAAGGGATTGGTATGGGTCCCTTGATTAATGAGAAAGCC